CCGTTATATTGGTATCGATATACATTTGGTGATGGGGCAATGATATCAGCGGATTCAAAATTAAATACGGTATCGCAGTTCAATAGGAAGTCTTTCTCATAGGAACCGACATAGGTAGTTGGTTCTCCACCGTTTTCCCATTGATACTTACCAGAAATCTTTCTAGCAGCTAACATTTTCTTTTGATGTTCTGGGTCGTTAGCTAAATTATACTTATTGTAGACTCGCATCATACGTTCTTTAAAGATCTCTCTATTCTTTTGAGCACATTCTTTTCTACCACAGAGTCTAGCATATTTGTGTGTTTTTGGATTCCAAGGGGTTCTTCGTTTACATATGACACAGACTGTATGTTTGTCGTGTGTTAAGTCATAGTAATATTGATCAGAAGGGATTCCTTCAGGAATCATATCAGAATGAGCACGTTCAATATGATCATATACCGCATCTTTACTCACGTAATTCTTACGACAAATTGGACATTTACATTTTCTAATGGTATTGAGTTTCAAGGTGTCACCTACTTTACATAATTCTAGTTATATTACTAATCAGTCGTATAATAAGTGGATAGTATGTACGAATACACACTATCCACGAGTTGATATAGGAGACTATTAGTTATATGTATATTCTTAATGGATAGTTTTTGCCGTTAACAATTACTATAGCCTTGACAAGTAAGTAGGAAGGATTGAGTTTTTTGTTCCACTCCGAATAACAATCATTACATACAAAAACACATTCATACTAGTACAATCCTTCCTACTTAATTTTGTTTTGATGTATATATTATAATAGCGATACATCAGATTATATACATAAGGAGGACAATATGATGGAACTAAAACCAGAAGTCCACATCATCACATTAGATGAAGCCACCTTATATAATACAATAGCATCATATAAAGAATCCCATGAACTACTACATTTATTCACGGATGAAAATGTACGTATAGTTCATGGGATTAAACTACATAAATATGATGGTATGTTATATCATGTGGCACATGATGACGTGACTAACCAATCACGATATCGTCTAATTGGTCCTATCGATCAACCAGACGAATCAATTATTTTTAAATTTGCTCAAATTATACTGGAGTATAATGAAGAAGAGTATGTGATTAGAGATGATTTCAAAGTAACCTCTATCTTTTATAAGAACGGTAAACGTAATGAAATCATTCACACCAATCCACAACGATATCGAATTCGTGATGATTATGTGGTAGCCTATAATCGCTGCCATGGATATTATTACAAAGATTTATGTGTGTGGAAAGACGGTAATTTTATCGGATTAGATGTCGGTAGACTCTTGAAGTTTACGAATATCATCCGTATTGAAGATGTAATCGCTATTGGGACAACAGATAGTATTCGAATGAATGAACACTATAAGGATCCAACAAACGTATTGAGTGAGTTAGTATCTACCCAAGCGTTTTATGTAAAAAATAAGCTAGGGTACATTGAATTTAAACTCAGGTATGAGAATGTGAAAATAGAAGATATTCTATTCACCATTGATGATACGGCAACCAATTCAATCATTGGTACGACACCTAATCGTGTACTATTACAAACCTTCAATATCGATTACTCTATGGTAGATATTGCAGTTCATGAACTTATGAACAATCGAGAGATACGCATTTACCCAGGTAATCTTCATTATAGTAATGATGAAGTTACCTTCACGATTAAATCAGAAAGTGATAGTTTTGGTTATATATTGATATTGGAAACGGTCGATATAGACTGTGTCCGTATCTCCATATATAAACGCGGTGAAGGTCGTATCTATACAACCACAACTCGAAACCATAATTACAAGGATGAATTAGTACAACTACTCAACGTATAATAAAAAATTACTAGAAAACAACTCCTTAATGGAGTTATGACCATTATGTATACTATATATAAAACAGTATAGTAATATTTTAACGTAAATAACGTTGTACAACACATTTTTCCTTTAAAGGAGGACTTACAATGTCTGATGTAAAAGAATTATCTTTAGAAGAACTATTGGCATTAGAAGCTGATCTAGTTTCCGATGAAGATGTTGAAGCTACATTGGAAGCTGACGCTGCTGAAGATGGCACTGAAGTAGAAGACGCTCCTGAAGTTGAAACAGAAGATGTAAACCCAGAAGATATCCCATCTGATGACGAAGATGCTGAAGATGACGATGAAGAAGAAGACGATGATGACGACGATGATGAAGTCGAAGAATCTACTTTCGCCGCTCTTTTCTTGAATGAGTTTGCAACTCCAGATGAAATCCAAGCTATGGCTGAATCCTATGATGAAATGGCTGCATTGTCTGAAAACATGGGTGTGGCTATGGAAAAAGTAATTGTGAAAATGGATAAAAAATCCCGTTTAACACACTTGCAAAAAGCTGCTGTATTCAAATTAGCTAATGCTGCAAACGATCCTAAATACCGCAAATTGTTGACTTTGTGGAAACAAGAACGTCAAATCGAAGCATACTTGAGCAAAAAATATGCTTCTAAAGCATCTAAGATCGCTAAAGCTAAAATCAAAAACTATACTGCAACTGGTCTTAAGAAAGTTGCTGGTGACCCTAAAAAAGAAGTTGGTAAAGGTAAAATTGCTGACAAAGTGGCTGCTCGTGCAGTTGAACAAACTAAAAAATCCTTCTCTAATAAATAATAGAAGGTTTCAAGATGGTATACCGTTTGGTATACCATCTTCTTTTACCCTGTTAGTAGTCTATAATAGTCGTATGAACGATGTATTATAGGGTATTATATATTTTATTTCATTTTTTCATGAAAAGGAGAACAATATCATGGAATTTTTAACAACACTTGACCCTATTCGCGTACTTAGTTATGTAGCCATCCTTGGCGTAATCGTTGTCATTGGATTTGATATTTATGGTCGAATCCAAGCAAACAAAAAACGTAAAGAACGCGAACTTAGACGTGCCGAATTACGAGAAGAACGACTAGCAGAACGCCGTCGTCAAGAAATTCGTGACCAACATGAATGGGAAGAACGTATTCAAGAAAATCGTCGTAAAACATTGGATACAGCCCGATTGTCACGATACAGTATGATTAATCGACGTCGATAGGAGGAGATGTATGGATATAATCGATCTCTTTACTACTAAAAAACGTCGAATCATTCAAGTCAAAGAACTTGAAAAAATGATTGATACCTATGGGTTAGAAACGGCATATTCGATGATGACCAATCGACAACGTAAAGCGATTCGTTTACATATTACAAGTCAATGGTTCTTTACCGATATTATGCATCCAGAAAATCCAGCGTTACCTGAATTTAAAAATAGCAGTTATTTTGCTGATCCATCATCTATGGAACCTATGTTTACACAGTATCTGTATGAGCGATATGGATTAACGAATGATAATACAGTTTTTATTCAGGAAACATTTTTGGAATTCATTCCAAAATACATTGATATATTATACACCAGCTATCTAGGAGATTTATTACTATACTAGAGAGGGTGTTGATATGGATGTACAGCAAGGACGAAGTCGTAGACGGATAGGACGATTTGGAGAGTTTATCTTTGAATTTGTTATATTGCCGAATAGCGACAAGTTTACTTCGAAACCAGGTCCTTCCATAGAAGGGCTTAGTGATACTCGTATCATGGAATCAAACTCAACACACACTGGATTTGTTTCTATGTCTCTTCGATCAAATCGAGGGTATGACCCCAATGGACGAGTGACTATACCGAATCGACTCATTCATCGGTTTATGAAAGTATTCAAAGCGATGGAAAAAGCATTTGATCGTGATGATATATTCTTTACCGATGATGAAGGGAAATTAGCAATTGATACAACTGTAGCGAATCAATTAGCAATCACAATACCATTAGTCGATTCAAAACAATTAAAGATTAAGCACGAACTCATCTATGCTGATGACAGTGATAAACCATATGAAGGTGTAATTATTTATCTAAATCGTCATGCTACCTACGGGTATATGACATATGATGAGTTATGTGCTTGTATTTATAATATGGATAAGGTTGATTACTTTGTATATACCGAATTGATGGTGATGGAACAACTAGAACGAGCCCTATTACGCGAACGGTCCAATGAATCCATTGGACAAATGATGGACTTAGGTGCTAGGATAGATAAAATACAGGCAATCAATAAATCAGGTGAAAATGAGGAGTAATATAATGGCAGAAAAAGATACAATCAACCTCACAAAAGAGAAAATGTATATAAGTATCAATGATACACTGTATACAGTACTTCCCTATATAGAGGGTGAACGATTAGAAAAGGGTGTAGGCTATATCTATAAAGATAAAGTCTATATCTACGATGGTAAAATGAACAAGCATAAATACATCGAAGCAGGTCATGCTTATAAAGATGATGATGGCAAAGTTCATTTCGTTAAACCTGAAGGTGTGGAGCACGATGTAGATAATGTCGTGATGGTTAATAAACAAGCCATGAATGAAATGGATGATGCTGACTTAAAGACATTCGACCCACGATTAGCTGAGTTGAATGAAAGCAATATCTTTGCTCCCACAATTAACCCAGAAGATGATATCTTAAAACGGGCTATTAAGACAGTATTAGGGGAAATGAAAATCGATCTTCGTTTATATAAAGATCGATTCCGTAATGAATATGACATTACAAACATGAAGTCTGCTATTAATAAGCCATCCAATATGACCATTAAGTATTTGGTCAAATGGTGTGAAATATTGAACCTAGACTTGTCTGTGAATGTTAAGTTCAAAGATGCTAATGGGGAAGACGCTGAAATTAGTGTAAACCTCAAATAATCAAATATATATTATCATGGTAATAATAGACGTATAGCATATTCGCTATACGTCTTATCTTTTTCAATAAGGAGGAAAATGAAAATGAAAAACATGTTGAAAAAGGCTTTATTGATCGCTACTGTTGCAGTATCCTGTTCCGCATCTGTATTCGCATACAATACAGGTGCTTATGACCATGCATTCCGAGGTCGTCACTTTGACCCAAATGCGATGGTGACCATGTGTACTAAGGTAGAGTATCTACCAAGATACCAAATCACAAATTACTATTACACATATGGTGATGGTACCGTATGTTTAGTGCAAGTTGACCGTGCCGGTATCGTGCATAATATTTTAGTTGAATAGGAGGGATTTAAAAATGAAAAAGGTATTTGTTAAAGCCACTGTTGTTGCAACTATGTTGGTTTCAATGTCTGGTATTGGATTCGCATATGATTCATATAGACCATATCACTATGACCACGCCACAGTAGGTCAAAAGTTTAACCGTTTTGAAATGGTTACTGAATACGTCGGTGGTCATTATCTACGTGATGAGCAAGCCAACGTGTATAGTTTCAGATATGCCGATGGCACTATGTGTCATGTTGTTGCTGGTCGCGATGGTATCGTAAAACGCATTTACGTAACTAAACCATAATATCTCATAAAACATACTGATAGCAGAGTTTTATGAGATAGGAAAAGAAGAACTTCGGTTCTTCTTTTTTTCGTATATATGGAGGACATATGAGACGAATTATAAAGTATGCAACCTATTGTGAGGTTGAAGATTATGAACTCGGAGAATGTCCCAAACTAGAAGGGATGTTATCCAAATATAACAAACTCTATTATCGTAGAGAAGCTGTTGCTATGGACTACGATGAAGAGAGTAGTACACTAACAATCCCAGCGGGTATGAACTTAAAATATATTTCCTATCTATTAGGACGACCTGTTGATGATAATACCATTACCAACACATACGACCCAGTATCTATTAAGTTAACTGGCTTCCCTAGAAGTGAATTACAGAACGATTTAATTAAGTTCTTAATTGGGTTAGACCAATATCAATTCAATGGTAATATGACACAGTTAGTTGGTAATGCTGAAACTGGTGAAGGTAAAACATTCTGTGCCATTGCCGCTATCTCGTTTCTATCCATGAAAACGATTATTATCGTAAATCGTAAAAACATTGTTAAGAATTGGATTGATTCTATCGATACGTATACTGATTTGGATAGACGTAGAATCTGTGAACTGAATACACGAATGATTGAGAAGATTATGGACGATCCATCCATTGTTAAGAAGTATCGTGTATTTGTCACGACTCATAGAACCATCGCATCGAATGCTGCTAAATATGGATGGAACTGGATTCGATGTTTATTTGCCAATCTTAGAGTGGGATTGAAAATCTATGATGAAGCTCATATGGAGTTTCATAATATGATGATGATTGATTTCCATTCAAACGTAAGACGAACCTTCTATTTAACGGCTAATATGGAACGGTCGTCATATGACGAAAACTCAATATTTCAAAAATGTTTTAAAGCCGTACCGCGATTCGATCAGGTTAAACTTGGTTATACTGATTCTAAGAAACATATCACCATGTTTGTGAATCGGTATAATAGTCATCCCTCAGTGCAAGAAATCAGTGCTTGTAAGAATGTGCAAGGATTTAATAAGAATGTATATTCGGACTATCAAGTTACCTCAGACACGCAATTCTTTGAGATCCTGGATCAATATGTTCGTAGAATGACAGTTGAGAAGGGTTTCCGTACACTTATACTCGTATCTAAGATTACGTCATGTGAGGCTGTCAAAGAATTCTTTGCATCAATCTACCCAGGTTTATCAATAGGGGTTTATAATTCCAGTATTGATAAACATGAGAAACAGCGAGTGTTAGATGAGGACCAATTAATCGTATCTACATCAGCATCACTAGGGTTCAGTGAAACCATTGCTAATTTACGATTAGTGATTAACTGTGAAGCATTCCGTTCGAAAATCACTGGTAACCAAGCATCAGGTCGTCTTAGACGATTAGGTGATGATATTATGTGCTACTATGTTGAATTAGTGGATACAGGGTTTGCTTCTATTCGTGCTCAGTTTAAAGAACGTGAGTCACGGTATAAGAAGCAATTTAAAGAGATAATCTATATTAAGTAAGAAGTATATATTATTACTATAGATTATAGAAAGAGGGTGATGACTATTCGTATGGATCGAATCCGATTAGAGAATTTTGCTCTAATCAAATCAGGAATGGGATTGGATGAAATTGATATTGATTTTACTAAGTCTAAATATACCGTTAGTTTGATTATTGGTAATAACGGGACTGGTAAAACAGCTCTATTATCTAATTTTCACCCATTCCCATATTTAGGGGCACTAGAAGCCCGAGAAGATGCTGATATTATCATACCTGACATGGACGGACATAAAGAAGTCTGGTATTCCAAAGGGGATGATCGGTATTATATTGAACATATCTACTTAGCCCCAGCGGGGAAACGATCAACCCGTCAGGTTAAGTGTTATATTCAAAAGAATGGTAAAGAACTGAATGAACCTGGTACCGTTAAAACATTTAACGAAATCGTTGAGTCTGAGTTCCAAATTGAACCTAACTTTTTAAAGCTGATTCGATTAGGACCGAATGTACAAAACTTCATTAAGCTATCATTTACTGATAGAAAGTTCTTCATTAGTAAACTTCTATCTGAGGTGGAAGATTATATGAAGGATTATAAGCAAGCGAAAGAACAAGCTAAGTTCTTAGCTAATGCGTTAAAACTAGCCGTATCTAAACGCGATAAACTGAATATCAGTGATATCAGCATTTTAGATACTGGGATTGCACGTAAAGAAGAGATGATTAAATCTCGATATGATGATAAGGAAACGTTAACTAAGAAGTTTTATGAATATAAGGGATCTATCAATTTAGATAGTATGGAAACATTACAAACCTTATATGATGTGACCTTACAAAACATCGAGAATCTCAAAGATACCATTAAGAATTTAGATAAACCAAAATATCTTCATGTATCTACATCCAGTGCAACTACCGCTGAATACACAGATAAGTTGGTGAATCTGAATCTCAGTCATAGTGGTATTGTATCGCAACGTGCTATTATATTAAATGAAAAGCAACGAGTGATTGATTTACTTGAAGCTGAAAATAAAAAACTAGAAGCATCAAAGGCATCTAGTGAATTAGAAGAGATTCAAGGGTATGTCAAAGAGTTGACTGAAAAAATAGATACCTTTGAAAAGAGTTTCGACATGAGTCAACATGATACATCAATATCAAAAGATGTATTTATGAGCTATGTAGATACGATCAATATCATCATCTATCAGATGAAAGATGTCTTTGAGCTTCCAGAAACGGGTCTTCAATACTTTAGAGATAGATATGTCGAAGATATGGTGCAACCGAATACAATCGATAAGATTGAGGCTAAACTTAGACGAGAAGTATCTGAATTGTTAGTACAATTGGATCGAACCGTTTCTAATAATAAACAGCATCGAAAGATTGCTGACAAAATGTGTACACCCGAAAGTTGTGACATGTTCAATGAGTGCCCATATTATCTTCATTATCATGAAGAACTAGTTCATCATTCAAAAGAAGATAAGATTAAGTTAGAATTTGATATTGATTGTCGAAATGAGGCATTAACGGTATTCAATCAGTTGAAATCGATTCAAATGTTATTGAATACGATTAAGCTAGAACATCGAATGGATCATGGTTATCAAGGTATTATCGCCTCGATTATGAAACGTAATATCACTGAATTTGTTGATTATGAAGCCGTTAAATCTGAGGTTGAATTCTTAGAATACTACGAAGAATACCTCGGTCATAAAGAAAAACGTGCTGAATATGAACAGCAAGCCAAAGTATTCCAATTGAGTAATCAATTAGAATCACCAGATGAGATATTATCCAATATATCCAAACTAACAATGCAACTCAGTGTATTTAATCGACAAATTGATGAACTTGATCGTAAAGAGTCTGAACGATTAGAAGAGATTGAACAGACTAAAGATCTAATAGATGATTTCAGTAAATATGTCGAATATACCAATGAAGTGGAACGACTCAATACGGAGTTAACACACACTAAGGAATCACGGGACACACTGAAAGAATCTCTTAAAGATAAGATTGAATATGATGAGAAGTTGGCAGCCTACAATAAACAAGTAGAATCCATAGAGTTTGATATTAGTTCATTAGAAGATTCTATTTATCATGATCGAGTGAAACGGACACAATTTATTGAATTGGGTCAAGAGATTGAACAAATCAAAACTCGGTATGATATCGTAGAACTTCTGAAAGAAGCTGTATCGACTAACAAAGGGATTCCATTGATTTATATTAACTCCTACTTCAAATCACTACGACTCGTTGCTAATGAAATTATTAAAGATATATATGAGAATGATTTTGTGTTAGAAGAGTTTGTAGTGAATGATAAGGAATTCCGCATTCCGTATCGTACAAAAGGTGTGAGTGTACGGGATATTCGGTATGCATCACAAGCAGAATCATCAGTAGCTACACTAGCTATATCCTTTGCTATGTTAGAGCAGTTCGCCTATACATATAACATTATTCTACTTGATGAAGTAGATGGTCCTATGTATAAAGGGAATAAAGAACGGTTCTTTGCCGCATTGGAAGGTATGTTATCTCGGATTCATTCGGAGCAAGCATTCATCATTACACAAAGTACCATGTTCAATGATTATCCAGTAAACTTAATTATTACGGATCCATCATATCGTTCATTATATGAAGATAATATGAATGTGATATTCCAACGGTAATTGATGTATATATTATAATAGAGTATGGAGGCATTCTCTATACTCTATTATTTGTATTAAGGAGGAAATAATGGCAACAGGAATTGGAAGAAGCCCTATCAGCAAATTAGCTGATCACTTCTTAACAAAAAAGACTCGACATAAGCTATATGCTAAATGTCGAGAAAAACAACTCACAACGAATAGTGAGTTGGTAAAGAAAGTGTGTGGTTCGATGATTAAGGAGTTAAATTTAGATGGAAAAAAATACTAATAACCCATTCCATATCGATATGGATAAATTAGAGTATATATTTAGTGCAACAGCATCAGCATTATATGGTACAACCAAAGAAGCTCAGTTATTCGTTAAACGAATGCTGTTTAAAACAAGTTGTGCTCGTATTGCGGCAACCTATGAAACACGTAACTTTAATTTAGTTATGCGGGAATTGAATGTGGAAAAGAATGGTTTAGGACGTATCCTAAAGTACATTCGTTTCTTAAACCCACACATTACTGAAGGTCAAATTTTTGTCATTGAGTCTGGGTATGACGAGTATAAGAAACTCTATAAACAGGTCAAAGGACATAAGAAAGAAGAATAGGGATTACCTATTCTTCTTTTTTTTTGTTAGCTTTCGATTACTCGATATGTGCGACCAGTTTCATCGGTAGCACTCATACTATCCATATTGAATGTCACTTTACCGAGATTTTCAATTGGAATACGAGGATAATCCGATGGCATAATATTACCATCTTTGTCAATAGCCTCTAGTTCCCATTCTGTTTCACCGTTGTTCGTATGCATTAGAATGACATACTCTGGTGATAAATATTCATAGCGAATATATGCATTACCATCTTCAGAACGGAAATCAATATCCTCGTTATCTAAACGGTCATTGATGGCATCGAATACGTCGTCATCATTGTTGGTTCTAGGGTCATATGTGAATTTAGGAACATCTTGTGCACTCGAATATCCATCCATACTATGATAGTTAGAAGCAATTTGGTCAAGCAATGCCTTACGACCACCACCGCCATAGAAGGCATTAAATACATTAAGACCTTCTTCTTCTTCATTACGAGCTTCTTTTTCTTCTTTCTTATTGCGATTGGCTTTGAGTTCTAAATCAACCGCCGCTTTCTTGATATTAACCATATCACGAATGACAGAGGCCCGATTACCATTCGTACTATTGAGAGTAATCAATAAGTCGGTTAATAATTTACCAGCTCCTCTTGTATTACTCTTACGAATGTCTTCAACCATTCCTTTGATCAATGTAGCTACTTCATCGTTATCTTTTAAGATTTTACGATATTGAATCATTTCAGGATTGAACTTAGTTTCATAGTTCTCCTTTTTCTTCTTCTTAGCTGCCTTCATATCAAAGAGGTTTTTCTTTTTGCCTTTTTTGACTTTCTTCTCGATTAAGAATTCGTCAGAATCTAACCCAATATCATCAGCATCACTACCGAGTGAACCTGGGTCTAATAGTAGAGCGATCTTATCACTATCGAAGGAGTCAAATTTATCTTTCTTTTTCTTCTTCTTCTTTTTCTTTTTAGTGTCATCACTATATAGAGTAGAGTCAGAAGCGTCTTCTAAAGGTTCTACACGATCATTAGAAAGAGGAGCATCCTCTTTTAATCGCATGAACTCTTCAGAAATGTCAAAGTTATCTGTACTCATATACGTTTCTCCTTTAACTTTAAATTAGCTATACTTATTTGTAACAACGAGTTATTTTAAATACTAATAGAAGTATATATCATACCTATGTGAAAGGAGGGAATAGTCCCATGCAACCGATGAATAGAAACGAACTACTTATGCAACGTCAGTTAGAACGACGTTTACGAATTGAATCTATGACACATGAATTACGTGAATGTATCAAGTTACTCACAATAGACCATTTTACTCATGAAATACCAATTGGTACTAATCTGATAGTGTTCCAAACCAATTCTAATGAAGTCATCGCTAAGATCGTTAAAGTGATTATGATATTTGATGAATCTGCTGAAGCGATTGATGAAACAGTGGAGTTATTTGCTAGAGTGGAAATGTATGGTTGTGATGATAGATTCGATAGAAACATGAATAAAAAAGAAATTGGTCGATATATGGCAGAAAATAGAGATCGATTACATCGCATCAATCGAGTATTGTTGACTGATCGAGAATTATGTGAAGTATTTTCCATACATGACGAGTTTGATCCAACTGACCCAGATGACCAAGTAGCATTATATGCAGATTTATCATATGAGCCATTTAAGATATTCTTACAAAAATTTGAGAATAAATTTACGATGTCTTAGTAGTGTATTATACTCACAAGTACATTTATCTATATGAAACATTCTGTTATATAATAAGGAGTAAATAGTTATGGCAGAAAATCGCGAATTTAAATCCAGTCAAGATTTAGTAGACGTATCTAAATTATTGGCTGAGAAAACGAAAGAATATGAAGGTACTGATAAACATTTGGGGTTAACCTTAATGACATTTCCACAGTACATTTCATCGACTCGTTCTATCATGTTTACGAGTCATTTAAAGCAATTTAATACATTGAATGACCCACAATTCCCAAGAGTCTTTACCAACTATGAAAATATCTTTGGTAAGAACTCTTCGGGTCTAGTGAAAGCTAGAAGCAATTATACTGTGGTTAAGAAAATTGATAAATTTGCTGACCGTCCAGGATATATATTTGCTACGATCCTGTACGATGAAGATAATGATTTCTATGATATCATCTTTAAGAAACAATCCGAAGACTTAACAGAAAACTTCGGGTATGTCTATAACAATGAAAACCTTGATAAATTACAAGAAGGGGATTCTGTTAAGAAAGGTGATGTATTATATAAAACTACATCGTACGATGATGATGATAACTATTGTTATGGTCGTAATGCTAAAACCGCCTATATCTTAGACCCAGATGTTATCGAAGATGCGTATGTAGTCAGTGAATCCTTTGCTAGATCCATGGTATCTCGTAAAGTAGATACTGTTAAAGTATCTATCAATGATAATGACTTCCTATTGGATTTATATGGTAATGATACAGAAGGATACAAAGGCTTCCCTGATATTGGTGAAGAAGTCTCTAAACGTATCATCTGTACCAAACGTCGTATCCAAAATACGCAAATCTTATATGATATGAAGAAATCGAATATGAAGAAGATTTCTCCATTGAATGACAAACCATTCTTTACGAAAGGTTGGGTCACTGATATCGATATCTATTCCAATAAGGAAGTCGATGAGATTCCTAAAACGGAATATAACGAACAAATCATCTACTACTTAGAGAACCAAACTCGATATTACCAAGAACTCTTTGATATCTGTGAAGAAATCTTAGAAAGTGGTTCTAAGTATTCTGATGACATTGGGTTTATCTATCGTCGAGCTAAGAATATCTTAGACCCAGATTATAAATGGAAAGATAATGATACGGTGTTTAACAATATCATCATCGATTTCCGTGTTGATCGTGATGTTAGACTGTTCAAAGGCTCTAAGATCACTGGTCGATATGGTGATAAAGGTGTCGTATCTGTCATCAGACCCGATGATGAAATGCCATTTGACAAGAATGGTAATCGCTTAGATGTTATCTGTAACCCATTAAGCTGTATCAATCGACTCAATTCCTTCCAATGGATTGAATTGAGTTTGAATCATTGTGCCAATCAATTGATTGAGCAAATGAAAGAGATGAAGTCGAATAGTGAACGATTCAAAGCCTTATCTGAATTCATGTTCTATTTCAATGAACGTGGTGAAAAAGATGAGCTTGAAAAATACTATAAGTCTTTATCTAGTAAAGAAAAAGATGCGTTCTTCGAATCGATTTATGAAGAAGGCATATTTATTAATTATCCACCTATGTGGGAAGGTATGCCAGCTGTTAAGAAGATCGAAGACTTATACACTAAGTTTGGGTTTACTCGTGACCAACTCTATGTACACCGTTGGGGTAGAACGATACCATTATTGAGTAAAGTAGTTGTTGGTGAGAAGTATATGATTAAGTTAAAACAAACATCTGAAAAGAACTTCTCCGCTCGTTCTACTGGTTACCTTTCACAAAAAGGATTACCTGAAAAATCCAATAAGGTACGAACCAATGAACAACTATACTCAACTACACCAATTACTGTAGGTCGTGATGAAAACAATAACTTGGGTATTGGCGTTAGACCATTTATTCTCTCCAAGTTCCACTTGTTCTATCGCACATCACCATTTGCTCGTAAGCAAGTGGGTAAGTTATTCACGAAAGATGTGTTAGACTATAAGAAGTTTAAAATCAAAGATGGATATAAGAATCGTAATGTAGAGATTCTGAATGCTGAGATGAAAGCGATTGGTGCTAACATTGACTTTGGTTTTAATGGATTGACGTTGGATATAGACGATGAGAAGATGAATACCTATGTGTATAAAGATGAAATTCATTTCCGTACCAAAGCAGAAATGAGAGAAATCTTATTAGATGATCTATTACGTCCACAATTCAATGCTCAATATGATGGTCCTGAATCTAAAGCAGAAAAAGCATATGCTAAGTTCAAGAAAGAAGCTGTAGAAGCAGCACAAAAGAATTTAACTCGTATCAATGATGACATTGAAGAACTTAAAGAATAATAAGAAGAAGATATACCAAACGGTATATCTTCTTTTTTTTGTATGAAAAAGTGGTATG